AATGGAGAGTTTTTGCACGCAACCTATCAATATTTACCAGTTGGTGTCGGGGTACCCGCTAACTCGTATTTAGACGCTCCTCACGATGTTGACGAAAATCGGGCGATTATTCACAACGGACAACAGTGGACGTATCCTGCTGATTTCAGAGGTCAGCTCATTTACTCAACCGAAACAGGAGAAAAAACGACAGTGACGTTTGTTGGTGAAATCCCACCCGATTACACACTATTAGAGCCAACTAGCGAATTTGACAGTTGGGACGGCGAAAAATGGGTTTTGGATACTGATAAACAGCAACAGCACTATATCAATGTCGCAACAGCACAGAAAAAACAGTTACTAGGTGATGCGAACGAGCAAATCGAGTATTTGCAGGACGCGATCGATGCTGATATTGCAACTGATAACGAAAAAACATTATTTGCAGAATGGAAAAAATTCCGAGTGCTGTTAAATCGAATTGATGTTAATCAGGCGCCAAATATCGATTGGCCAAATAAACCCAAATAAACCGGAGTTATAACATGTGGTGTGATAAAACATTTTCGTTAGCTAAATATCAGCAAATGAGTTTTGAAACAATAGTCATTGAGCCGTACAGGTTAACTAATGATAAATTTTTATCACCCACCGAGGCTATTGCGGCGCTAAAAACTAAAATCGATAGCTCTAATCATGTTGCGGTGATAATGATCTCCTCAGTGACTGAAACCGATTTTATTAATCAGTTAGCCGCGTTATCAAATTGTTGGGATTTGCCAGAAATAACGAGAGCGCTCAGAACAGCTAAAACAGTGCAGGATTTAGAGGCTACGAAAATGATTATTCCAAACCCAGCAAATCGAAAAACGGTAAAACAATTATCGTCAGGTAACACGCGGGCGATTGTTAATAATCAGGTGTTGAGCGCTGCTCAGGCTGACACGCCGGCCTCAATAACTGGCGCCATGGAACAGTTGAAAAAATTTGCGGAACAGAAAAAAAACGCATTAAATAAAATAGCTAAAAATGTCCACGGTTTGATTGGCGGCAGTATTGATATTCA